CCCATAAAATTAGCAGCTTTTCCTGAAAGAGATGTTATCTTTGTTTGCAATGTAAGATAATCTTTATTGATACCCTTGGCTTTTTCTAGGGCATCTCTCCTTTCTTTTTCTGTGAATAAAAGTTCACCAGTCTCCTTATCTTTAGCAGTTAGAATATGAGATAATGTATTTTCACCATCAACTTTGATTTTTAATAAATTTATAAATTGCCTTTCTTCTTCTTTTAGATTTTTTGCACCTTGATCTTTAGATTTTTTTTCTAGCTCTTTAATTTTTTCTGTTCTTTTTTCAATCTCCGCTAGTGCTTTTATTCTGTCATCATCTAATTTTGCAATCTGTCTCTGAAGTTCTTCCGCCTCAACCATGTCGATTTGGTTTTCCCTCCCATAAGCTCTTAATTTTTCTTGCTTCGATATAATGGAGTCTAGGTTAGTTATTTCATTTAGATAATTCGTTGCAATTTTATTTTGGAGTTCTGTTTGAGAAGCTAACATCTCAGCTGAATTAGCTAGAACTTTTGATCTTTCAACTAATAGTTCGTTAAGTTTAGCCGCTTCTGCATTAGATTTTACTAATAGTTCATAGAATTCTGACTGCTTTGTTGTATCAGCAGCTGATGCTCGACCCGAGCCTTGAGTTGGATCGTTGGTTCCATTTGACATTTAAGAATCCTCAATTATAACAATAATTAGTTTTAAAAACAAAATGCTCGGACGTTGCCGAGCATTGATTATCTAGATGCTTTTTTTACCGCATCAGATTCTTTCTTATATTCTTCAATGGTTCTTTTAAGCCACCATTCCCGAAGTCCAACAGGAAGATTATAAAGCTCGTAAAGAGACCACCCTCCATAATGCTTTAGACTAAAGAAGGTCTCGTATACGCTCTCCATATATTCATCGGTCAGGCCAAAAAAAGTCAGTTCCGAAAGGAACCACTAAAACCTCCTCATGCTCACAATTTTTGCAAACAAATTGTTGTTCCATCTTTACATCAGGAGAAATTATTCGGAAAGCATCTCTGAGATATTTAGCATCTATGGCAACTAAATTTTCAGAAACATAATCGATGGTTTTTTGATCTGAATAGCCGTTAAAGTCAACGACAAACCTTTTCATTTGTTTTGTGATTAAGTCATTTGTTGCCTGATTTGGTTTAGAGCTAGAAATCATATCTATTTCATCATAACCAGTAAGTGGTCTAATTCTAGCAACGATTGTTGATAAGGGCAAGCTTATTTTAAATGTACCGTCTTGTAAGTCTTCAATTTCTGTATCTTCTAAATTATCACCGGCATATTCTTCGTAATCGTTTAAGTCAAATTTAAACTTAGAAGTCTCTCCACATGCTGGACATTGAACAGAAGTTTTGTAGTCCGATCCATAGGCAGATGCTCTAGCATGAATGATAATTGAATTTCTATCTCCCATATAAAGAGATCTTGCATCAATCGACTTATCTTTGATTAGATTTTGTATCATCCTATCAATTGCCAATCCTTTTTTCAAGAGAGATCTGTTCGTTAAGATATCTTCATCTTTTGCGGTCATGTATCTAATTTCAATTGAGTCTTTGCCATGCATTGAATGGCCTTCGGGATACCTTCCTTTAGAAGGAAGGGAGACAAATTCGCTTGGAGTTACAAAATCCATTGGATTTGCCATTTGTGGAGCATCCTCTGTCGATGTTGGTTTATGACCGGTCATTAATCGATCTTCATTGTTTCTTCTCATTTACCCTCCGTTTAGGTTTTTTCTTGTAATTCTGCCCAATCATATGATATGTCGAGCGTGTATTCAACTAGACCATCATCTGCATAGTCTAGTTCTCCCCAATTTATCTTTTTAATAACAGGGTTATATAAAGTCCATATTTCAGTCTCTTTTCCGTCAGCATTTAGTTGAACTATTTGAAAACTTGAAGCTCCAAAAGATCTACCAACCATTGCAGCTTTTTCTGGAGAAACTACTCTTGCTGATCCCTTAGTATTCCCAGATCCTCTGGGGGTCACATATCCAGAAGATAGTAGCATCTCCCATAGGGTTTTACTTGTACTTCTTTTATCTGTTTCTACTTTCTTGTCTCCAGTATCTATCGCGCCACTGCCCCAAATCCCAGCATCAACAAACTTTATGCTTATGTCTTCCCACTTAGGAATTCCTGGGTACTTGTAGAAATGATTTATTAGTCTATATTCTTTCGTTTCAATAGACACATTTGGCTTACTAACAGAAGAGACGGAGTACAATATGCCCCCCGTCCCTATTCTTATGAAAAATCGGTTCTTTCTTTTTGGTTCTGTTGAAGCGTCACTCCACCATGCCATCTGTCACCTCTTAAGAAATGCTTCTATCAAATACAGGGCTGGTGTCATCATCATTGTACGTAGCCCAATCATAAGTAAATCCTACTGTGATCTCAGAAAGATCTTCTGAGCCATAATCCAAATCTCCAAAAGCAACTTTATTAATAAAAGGATTATGTAAGGTCCATTTTTCAACACTATTGCCATCTGAATCTAATTGATGGATCACAACTGATTGAAGAGCAGCGGTCGCTTTTCCTTTTGAAATAGTGTGAAGAGAACGTTGCCTTGCACTTGCACTTGCATCTTTTATATAATCTGCATTTGGATAAACATACCCAGATTTTTCTAGAATTTCCAGAAGCTTGGTTGATGCATTTTCGCTGATTGGATCAACTAGGGTTGCTTCGACGTCTTCCCATTTTACAGATCCCGGAAACTTAAATGTATGTCCCATAAATTTATGCTCTGTTCCTGCCTCAACATTGATTGCTGGTTTTCCGACACTTTTAGCATACCATACGATACCCTCGGTGCTACCAAGGCCACCAATCTCAAGCTTGAACCTAAATTTTCTTTTTGGATCTTTGCTTGCCGCGTCCAATCCTTCTCCCCAAAATGCCATAACATTAATCTCCTATTTATTCTTAATTAGTGGCTTAAACGAAATCCGCGCCTGTTCTTGTGATTACAAAATCAACCACAATATATTCGATAGCACGAGCTGGTTTGATATAAATCTTAGCATACATGATATTACGATCAATCAAATCAGCAGTAGTTGTTGTATCATCCAGAATCAATTTATAATCTGACAAGCCGAATCTAGCTGACACGCTTGATAATAAAGGATTAACTTGTCCTTTAAATCTATTCCACGTTGATTGAACATTTTGATCAAATAGTAAGTTTCTCGAGATTTTTGATACTTCTGATTTCAAGTAAAGAACCAAGCGACGAACATTGATTCTATCCAATGCAGATTGACCAGCTTGAAGAGTTTTTTGTCCGAAGATTACAACGCCTTCAGCAGGGAAAGTTGCAATTGGATTAATGTTTACTTCATAAAGCAAGTCTCTTTCTTTAGAGTCAAGTCTTTGTCTCGCCTGTAATACCTTAGGGCCTCTAGAGCCGCCAAGAGAGCCCAATCCGCCGCGGTTAAAGCCGGCAGGGGCAAACCATAGCTCTGATTGTGCTTGAGAGCGTCCGAACGCTCCTAGGGCTGCTACAGAAGGTGGAAGCCACACGAGATTTCCACCGTTCAAGTTATCTGAGGCTTGAACCCATGGATAGAAAGCACAAGCATATGAAGAGTCTAGATTTCTTTGCTTAATTCTTGAAATAGCAGTTGTTACCGAACCTAAAGAACTAGAGTCTGTATCTGCAACTACACGTTCTGCTTGTGGCTTATAGTCTTCCTCAATATCAATAATTGCAAGAACGTCTTTTCTAGACTCGGCTGTGTCAATCACTCTATTTGTAATTGCAGGCTTTCTGATACCAGGAATCAACAATAAGTTTGCAGGAACAACCTCGGGATCCTTTACAGAATCCAAAGCTTTATTGATTGTGTAGTGAATATAATCTCCAACATCATTTCTTGTTGAAGAAATAAGATCATCACGAAGAGGCTCTTTTTCCGTTATATCAAATCCTTCGAAGCCACCATGAAGAGGCATTAAGAATTGACGAACATTTAATCCAAGAAGATCGGCAAATGAATTTGAAGTTGTATAAGATGTTGATCCGTATGAATCAGCTGTGTAGGTTACAGAATTTGTTGAAGTATTAATGACCAAATCATCAAGACTGAAAGTAAACGAGTGCTCAAAATCACCAGATGCAACGTGGTTGTTAATACCGGCAGGAAGTCTTCTCAAATAATCACAATAGTCCGGATCGTATTGATTAGAAGTTGTGGAGATTTTTGGACGAATACCGTAGTAGGCACGATAAGGGTCTGGTGCTCCGCCTTCCGTTCCGTCTCCACGAAGAGCGAGAGAAGGGAACAAGAAAGATGCAGTGAAGTTGGTTGGGCCATCAACAAAATTGCTTACATCCCCA